GTAGAGGAGCTCTTATCACGTGGCTTTTTCGAGGAGCCACCTGCTAAGTTGTACGCCGTACCGAAGACGCTGAAGACCCCGAGGCTTATCGCCTCGGAGCCCACAGCTCATCAGTGGTGTCAACAAGCAGTAAGAGAATTCCTCTATTCTAGAGTTAGACGGTCATTTATGGATCAATTCATCTCCTTTGATGATCAGACCATAAATGGACAGCTTGCTCTAGAGGCTTCCCATGGTCAAACTCACTCAACAATTGACTTGAAGAGTGCGTCTGACTACATTTCCTGTAGGCACGTTGAACGTCTCTTCAGACGTTCACCTACATTGCTTCATGCTCTCCATGCTTGTAGAAGCACGGAACTGAAGCAGGATTTGTGTGTTAAGTCTCCGAAGACATATCGTATTCGGAAATTTACCACCATGGGCAATGCATGCACCTTCCCGGTACAGTCTATATTCTTCGCTGTCTTAGCGATTGCCTCCGTACTTAACACACGGAAGCAACGTGTAAGCATGAAGAATATAAGCTTACTAGGTCGGCGCACGGTCCGAGTCTTCGGGGACGATGTGATTGTCCCTGCGGACTGTACTGAGGCACTGTTAGGGTTAATGTCGCACCTGAATCTTCGGGTGAATACACTCAAGACCTTTAAAACTGGAAGTTTTAGAGAATCTTGTGGTATTGATGCCTTCGACGGAGTAGATGTAAGCTCTGTCAGCATCACGATGTGCCCTAGTCGCACCTCTCCGAGCTCCATCGTATCGTGCGTAGAGGTCCATAATAATCTGCTTAGTGCAGGTTATCTACAGACCGCCGCGTATATACGGAAGACAGCTAGTTTTCCTGGCCTTAACAAAGTCAGGGAAACCAAGCATGGAGACGGAGCTTTCGGCTGGAATGTCTTTGGTGCCCCTTCATTCGCAGGCTTCCGCCTACGCGTGAATAAGGCTCTCCAAAGATTGGAAGTCCTCTGCCTTCAACAGACGACCGTTGAAAAGAG